AAGGCGCAGAGAAGAAAGAGACGCCTGAAGAGAAGGCTGCCCGCGAGAAGAAGGAGGCAGACGATAAGAAGGCTAAAGACACCGCAACCAACAGTGAAGATATGCCTGCATGGGCGAAGCTGCTAACCGAGCAGGTAACGGCCATCAACAGCCAAATAAATGCTAACTCAGATAAAGAGAAGGCTGACAAACGCGCTGCTGTTAAAGCCAAATTCCAGCTGGATGACATGGCGGTTAACGAACTGGATGGTGCTGCACTGGATGGGTTGTATGCCCAGTGCCCGACGTCTACTGGTCTGAATGGCGGCATGCGCCATCAAGTAAACACCCAATCCCTCAGCGAAATGCCGGAGTAAAAAATGGCTAAAGATGGAAAGCACGTAATTCACGCCGGTGGCGTATTCCCGAATCCTCTTCTGAATCGTGAAGGCGCGGCTGCGGCAGCCACTGCGCCGGGCACTATCGGCTTCTTTGACGCAGGCAAGTTCACCGCATCTGCTGCAGGCGCTGAGTCAGCAATCCTGTATGTGGCAAACATGGATTACCTGCGTTGTATGGGCGTGGATGACGCCATCGCCGCTGGCGAAAATGTGGTGGCTATTCAGCCGATCCCTGGCTTGTTCCTGAACGTCCGCGCAGCGGCTGGGACATACAAAAAAGGCCAGCCTGTTGCCGTTGCCAACGGTCGCATCACTGCAGTAGCCGATGATGCCGCTGTATTCGCTTATGTCGAAGAAGATAAACCTGCCACTGCGGTAGCGGGCGATCTGATTCGCGTTGTGTTCAAGTAAGGAGCGCCTGAATGTTTGTATTTTCTAAATCTCTCGGCGAAAAAACCGGGAACGCTGAAATTAACCAGTGGCAGTTTAACAACCTGCAAAATGAGCGTAACGCCAGCGCGCAGGCTGTTGCTGATCTGCTCGCCCGAGCCTCAATGGGGCAGTTCGGGCAGCTTGATGCCGTCAACGCTGTTGATGATATTCGCCGCCTGTATCGCGCATTTGATACCACTGTGCTGGCTCAGTTCGAGCCGAACACGCAGTTCACGTTGCTGAATGACCTGATGCCGCTGTCTCGCTCAGTGCGCATTGAGCAGTCCCGTTATGACTATGCACGTACTGGCGGTCGTGGCTGGGCCCACACATCCATGAGCGGCCAGATTGGCGCGGCGCTGGATGCGAAGTCCTACACCTTTGACGGAACCATGGTTCCTATCCATGACTCTGGTTTCAAGTTCACCTGGCGCGACCCGATTTTCAACAGTCCGTCAGCTCTCCAGTCTCAGGCCGATGCGCAGCGTGGCTCTGTGGAAGATGTACAGCGCCAGTACGTTGATTACATGTTTAACGGCTTCCGCGATTCTGAAGGTAACTACGTTCAGTTTGACGGCCTGACCTGGAAAGGCTTGAAAGCAGATGAACGTGTTGCTCAGGTAGATCTGACTTTTAACTTTGCAACAAGTAGCGACCCGGTAGCGCTGCGTAACAACGCGATTGGCCTGCGCGACGTTGTGCGTGTGACCAACAGCCAGTATGCACCTCAGACTTGGTATGTTTCGGCTGAAATTATGTCGAACTTTGAGCGTTATTTTGATGTAAATGCAACCCGCACTGTACTGGAGGAGCTACTGAAGCTTTCAGGTATCGCGGCCATCAAAGAAGACGCTCAGCTGTCAGGTAATGAAATCCTGATTGTGCCGCTGACCGCAGGCGTTATCGCGCCGATCGTCGGACAGGCCATCGGCACTGTTGCAGACCCGCGCCCGTTCTACAACAGCGATTACATCTGGCGCACATGGGGTGCTATGGGCTTGATGGTTAAGCAGGACATCAACAATAAATACTCCGTCATTCACGCCTCTTAAGGAGCAAACAATGGCACTAGTGAAAATTCTGAGTCCTAACCTTTTCGCCGGTGCCGGTTTCCGGAAGCTGGAAGCCGGTAAGGTTTATGACGTTGATAAATCGGCCGCTGAAAAGTGGATTGCTGGCGGAAAGGCTGAAGCATCAAAGGAAAAGGGTGAGGTGCTGCAATTTGAAGTCGCAACGCCATCTGCGCCTGTCGCTGCTGATAATTCTGCGCTGCAGTCAAAACTGAATGATGCACTGTTGCAGGTTAAGCACCTGCAAGGTCAAGCTGAAACCAAAGATAAAGAGCACTCTGATGCACTGGCAGCGGCAAACAAACGCGCCGACGATGCAGAAGCGGCGCTGGCAGCGGCAACCAAAAAGGATAAGTAACCATGGCAGCCCAAATCATGCTGGAAGACGTAAAACCGCTGATGGCTGAGCTGGGCTTCACGGTTCCTGATGCTGTGCTGCAGTTGCTGATTGACCAAGTTAGTGCTGCTTCTGTCTGTATGGACGGGGCGGGCTACTCCGAAAGCCTGCAAAAGCTGTTGCTCATCTATGCAGCCGCGCGATTAGCGGCCCTGTCCGGTGCCCGTAAAATCTCATCTCAGTCCGCTCCGTCTGGCGCATCCCGGTCGTTCACCTACGACAGCGCTGGAACAGATCATCTGTATAAGCAGATTCTGGCGTGGGATAGCAATGGCTGCCTGGGTGAATTACCTATCGCAGGTAATTCAGTTGGCTTCTTTGAAGTTATCGGGGGTTGCTGATGGATTGGGTATCTGCGAAAGGCAGGCAGCCTAAACCCTTCACTCGCGTCTGGATAAAGACATCAAACGGTCGGCAGACAACCGGCTACGTAAACAGCAGCGGCGATTGGGTGATTAACTGCCCGCTCGTTGCTGCTGAGAATCCCGCTGTAATCGCGTGGAGGGGTTAACTATGTCTGAGGTGGCTCGATGGGCATATACCGGCAAGGCGACGTTCTGGAAGCGTCTGGATGGTCAGAATGAATATGGCGACCCGCTTGGTTTCGCTGAACCTGTAGTCATCGACTGCGGATATGAAGGTGGCCTGAGTAAGCGTCTTGGCAACATTGGCGCTGAGCGTGTTGTGAAAAACACCTTCTGGACCGAATTTGCGGATGCCGATACCGGCGATTACATCTTAATTGGCGTTAGCAGCGAGGCTGACCCGCTTGTAGCCGGTGCTGATGAGGTGGTGCAGTCAGTCCGCTGGGAAGACACTTTCGACCGCCTTGTAGATGACTGGGCGATAATTACAGGCGGTTAATATGGGCGTGAAAGTGAAAGGCGTTAAACAGGTTAGCCGCAAAGTTAATCGCGCTATCGATAACATTCAGGACAGGCGAATTGTTCGAGCCCTGACCAGCGCTATGATAATCGGCTCTTCACAGGCGGCAATTTATACCCCTATTGATACCTCATATCTGCTTAACAGCCAGTTTCGTGAGGTTGTTGTTAATGGAGCGCGCATAACCGGCAGAGTTGGCTATACAGCCCGCTACGCCGCATACGTGCATGACCCATCAATACCGCAACGTTTCCGCCGCGCCACAGCCAAGAAAGAGTTTTTGACGAAAGGCTTTGAAGAAACTCAAGACCTGATAAACCGAACCATTGCGAAGGAAATGAGCCTGTGACGCCTCCAATGCATACGCGCGTGCGTAATTACTTCGTCGATGCCGGGCTGTCTGCCGGATTCACTACCCAGCTATTGATGTGGAATGACAGCGGAAACCTTTCAGAGTCATTCATCGTTTTCCGCCCCAACGGTGGCTCAGCTATCCGTAATGACCTCGGCTCCGAGTATTACGTGATGGTCGATGTGATTGGCGCTAAGGGCAGCAATGGCGCAACTGATGCCGCTGTGCAGGCCATTATCGATTACGTCCAGCAAAATCCGATGACTGACAATTGCGTCGGTCACATTGAGAATGTTGGCGGCATCCCTGCGCCAGTCCTTACAGCTGAAGGGCGGCTGGTTTACCGGCTGCTATTCGCATGTTTGTACGGCGAGTAAATTAAATCAAATCAAAACAAGGCTGCCAAAAGGCGGCCTTTTTTATTGCCCAAAAAAGAGGAATCAACCATGGCAGCAAATTGCCCAACGGACAACACAAAGCTTTTCGGCAGGGCCATTGTGCTCGAAGTGGCTGATGGTTGTGCCGATGCAGTACCGCAAGAATCTGAATGGAAGGCGCTGGCCGCTGGCACCAGTAAGGGATTCGACTTTTCGCCTAACAGTGTGACATCTGATGCTGATGACACCAAAGGCTACGTCGAGAGTATCGTAACGAATGCTGACTTTACCATCTCGTTTGAGGGTGAAGTTCGCCGTAATGACAAGCTTGACCAGTATGGCGTGTTCCGCCTGATTAAATACTTCAACACCGAAATTCAGGCCGCCCGCCAGCCAACGCTGTGGGTTCGCATGGAGTTCGGCGCGGTGGTGTTTCAGGGTTACATGCTTATCAACGCATTAAGCTCTGATGGTGGCAGCAATGACATCATCACGTTCTCCACCGAGTTTAAGGTGGCGGATGCCAGCACAATTCAGGTTACTGACACTGATGAGCCGGTGCCAGCAACAGGCGTTACGGTAACACCTGCAACTACGTCTCTGGCTGTAGATGCCACTCGGCAGCTGACCGGCACGGTTAACCCTGCTGATGCTAGCGATAAATCTGGCACATGGAAAACGTCAGACGCCTCGAAAGCAACCGTGAGCTCTACTGGCCTGGTGACTGGTGTTGCCACAGGCACGGCGACGATTACGTTTACATCAAACGATGGAAACTTTACCGGAAACTGCGCTGTAACGGTTACTGCTTCGTAGCCATTCCAAATGGCAGTTACGGCTGCCATTGATAATGATTATGGAGTGCATATGACACCACTAAAGGAAATTGGCGAATGCCTGATTACATTGGGCGATGAGGATTACTTCTTTCGCCCATCATTCGCGAACATGACGCGCATCGGTGACCCACAAGAGATTGTGCGAACGTTTTACGAACTTCACAATGACAGTCTGACTCCATTGCTGAATCGCGCCATAGATGCTTATGGGATTATCCCCGACTGGCTAATGAAGCACGTAGCGAGACCTCACTTTGCGAAAGGCACGCTAATGGCAGCCATGACTGTGCTTCAGGCGTGCTGTGACCGTGATGTTTCGCCGCTCACCGGTGAGATTGTGCCGGGCAAGTCTGGCCGCTGGGGTATGGTTTATCGCAAAGGCGCTATGCCACTGCCTGACATGGTGCTTATTGCGCAGTCGCTGATAACGCATGGCATCATAGGCAAGGCGAAGGTGCGACAGCTGCAACGCCATGAAACCGGCAAGGCAACGACCGAATTCCACGCTTTCGAGTATATCAATGCGGCCCGCAATCACTTCAGTATGAGTAGACAAGAAGCAGAGAGCCTGACAATGACCGATTTTCAGCAGCTACTTTCAGCTAAGTATCCTGACCAGAAGGGCTTCACGCGAGAAGAGTACGATCAGGTTGTAGATGATTACCTTGCCAAGAAGGCGCGGCGGTTAACTCATAAATGATGGACTTAGACTCGGGAAGGGATGGGCATCTCTGCCCATCATATGACATCTTACGCGTGCCCAATAACCGCTGAGAGCTCTTTCCAATTCATACAGAAAGTAATCATTGAAATCACTAAATATGAGACAGCCAACAATAGCGTGTAGTAATCCAAAGCTAAGCCATAAGCTACAGGTGCAAACATTGAAATCATAGCTGAAACGCATGCTGCTATGAGGGTCATTCCGGTAGCAAATAAACCCTCTATGATGCCTTTCAAAACCCCATTAGCTTGCAGCGCTCCTATGAGCCCCTTCGAGTTATCGAAGCTGCTAAGAATGGTAACTGAAGCCAAAACAAAACCAAAAAGCACTCCCGATATTGTAGAGAGAGCACCTGCTGCTGAGATAACTGCGTTATGATCTAATTTATAAAGAAATTTTGAACCGATAAATGCTATCAGTACCGCTGCACCAGTCTTGTATGCGAAAGATTTCAGCGCGCTCATTTTTTTCTCATTATGATGCTTCTATTAAGTAATACTGTGTCAGATACCGAGCATTTTCGGCCTTAGCCTGTATCATAGCATTTTTAACGTCAGTATCGGTCGGATAACCATCTTTTTGGATAGTTACCATCTTCCTTGTAGTAAGAACCTCATCGACCAAATTTTTCTTCTTGCGGTCGCCTTGTGCAACTACATCAGCTTTTTCAATAGTTAAGCGACCATCTCCACCCGGGAATTTTTCAAGTAGCTCTTTAAGACTTGCCTTGACATCATCCTCAAGCCAACCTTTAGCCTTCTTCTTAAGCGGTGAATGACCTCGAAGAGACACTGTTAAATGACTCGAGCTGGTCCCATTGATCATATTGATCATTTGGCGAGCAAACATGCCATCAAGTTCATAATTAGAGGCGTTGAAGTTTCTTGGAATAGCTACTGAAATTTCGCAACTTCTTAAATTGGAGCCTGTTTCTAGCAATTCTTTGATACTTTCTTCTTTCCAGATAGCTTCGAATGAGATAGGCGAAGCATTATTATTTGAGTTAAACAAAAGAAATGCTAAATCACTATGCTTTGGCCCCAAATGGTTTAAGGACAATATCAAAATGTCAATTTCAGGGTAGTATATGAAAAAGGTTCTTTCTGAAAGAGCTTTAGCACCGGTCAGGGGGATCTTTTCCTCAACCCAAGTGCTATCAGTGATGTATGCTAATGTTGCACTCTTTCTTCTTCGCGACATGAAGCCAAAATATGAGCCATCATCTAATGATCTATCAATGAATTGTATCTTTAGCTCTCGCTCACCGAAATCCGCAGAATGAGTCATTGTCATGCTCTCTGAGCATCGATTGAACAATGCTTCAAAAGACTTGGCAGTTATCCCTCGATTGTTAGAACGAATGTTTTCAGAGCTGGTGTAAAACCCGGCCCTAACAGATTTCATGCTCTGATCTTTTGCTACTGCCACTAGTAAAGCTCCACATAGTATTTATAGGCATTCCATAGACATACTTACAAAGCCTCAATGCCTACTTGGAAGTAAGGAGCTTTTGACTCGTCAGCTATGGAATAACGAAAATGTAAATTTAATCAGATTCATCCTAACCTGACTTTGCTTGCTCGCCCATCCTGATAGATGATCAGTGCTTATGTTTCTTGCTTACCAGCGCGCTGTCGCGTACAAGATTCTCCTTATCATAATGGTGTGAGGTTCCTGTGCCTAAAATATCGTTGGTAGTTGGAATGTTGATGATTAGCGTGTCACCGGCTTCGGCACAAAAGACTGATTTCAGTGAACTCCCGCTTATAGAGATTTCCCGCTATCCAAACATTATCTGTAACCCTCAAGGTGCGGCTACACTGCGCCTGAATGATGGGCGCGTTATCGAATTTTCTAAACGAGATCAGCCAGTAAAATGTCTAAACAATGCTCTTGTATCCAAGGGTAAGGCGTCTAACTGGATAGACTGGGTAGCACTCGGACAGAATGCACTACAGGACGCAGGGCTCTCTGGCAAGGTCGGCACCAAGTAGTTCTATTGCTTCCCTTTGCATCAGTTTACCTTCCAACCAAATAGACGATTAGTGCTTATGGCTCAGGTGCCGGGGTTTGCGAGCTTGTCATGGAGCCAAGCGCTAATGTCTGGTTGGGTGAAGTAGATCCAAAGTCCAATCGCGATGACTCCTACTGCCAACATTGATTTTATGCTCATGGGTCATTCCTTATCAGATTAATACGACCATACTGTCATAGCTGGATTCACACGTAAAAGAAGAAACGGGACGTTTTGTCCGCATTTCTCCCTTCCTATTCCATCAGTTTCCCTTTAGGATTTACCCCATAAAACCTCATGGGGATAGGGATATGACCGAAGAAGAATGGCTTGATGGCCTGCGCCACCTTAGTCACGATCAGATACTGCAATCTCACTTTAGCCTGCAAGAACAGATAAAAAAACACTATAAACTCCGCGCTGACCCTAAGCATCTTAAGAAAGCTATAGCTTTATGTGAGCAGCATATCGCTTTAGCGCCTCTTGCTATGCTCGCTCTGGAAAATGCGCACGATAACCGAGTCGATGAATATGAAAAGTTAACTGGGAAACGCCACCCTGCACCTAAATTTCACATTCCATCTCATCACGGCTATAGGCAGTATGCGATCATACTGAGGCGGCAAAAAGATTTTGATAAATTAGAGCAAATCGAAAACAAAAAGAAATTAGAGGGTTGGGCTGACTAGTGGGTGGGGATAAATGAAAAGGCTGATTATTGGTTTGTTGACAACAATGTTTCTATCGGGCTGCGTAACGAAATCAATTAACAAGAATGAAAAAGTAGGTGATTTAGTATTCATCTATAACCAGCCCCATTCAGAGATTGCTAAGCAAGAGGCCGATGCAATGTGCGGCGGTAAATCATATCGTATTGGCATTATCGGTCACGGTTATAGCGGTAAGCCAGGCGCAATGAGAATGCCGTTCGCATGCACTCAGAAAACAGCTCTTGAATATGGCAGCCTTGATGCTAAACAGGAGGCAACGAAGGTTGAAGCAAAAAAAGATGCTCAAAGAATCGCTAATGTCCCTTGGGGCGGGAAGGAAGCAGACAAGTTTTTCATGAAAGAAACTCATCTTTTTATGCTTTTACAGTGCGGATGGGCGGGCAGCGTAGGATTCTCGACAGGCAATAAACCACAGGTAATGCTTGGGGATTCATACTACCACGCTGACAAATCATCTTTTAAGGATGGAGAATATTCGATCACTTTCAATGGCGGCTCAATGTCAGTGACTTACAATCCTCAGAAAGTCAGCGGATATATTTCAGACCGTCATAGTTTTACTCCATGCGCGGCCGTGCGACTTGGTGAAGATTAAGGTTACAACGCCGTTAATTTCAATAACCCGCCGTGAGCGGGTTTTTTTACGCCCGGAGAAAAGTAAATGGCAGGCACTCTGAACGCCGGTAGCATCGTTTATGAAGTAGATATGGACACCGCCAGGCTGCTGGCGGCCCGTCGCGAAGTTGACGCGGCGCTGAATGGCATGGGTGCAAACATGGGGCGCCTTGACGCCAGTGTTACGCGCACTGAGCGATCGCTTTCATCAATGCAAGGTACTTTATCCAGTCTTACTGGCGTAGCCAAAGGTCTGATAGCGGCACTATCGGTTCAGCAGGTTGCAGAGTGGGGAAACGAGTGGGTTACGGTAAACAATAAATTAGCCAACTCCGTCCGGGCAACCGAGCAGCTTTCTGACGTGACGCAGCGTGTTTTCGATATCTCACAGAACACGATGAGCAGCCTTCAGGCCACAGCTACCCTGTATGGCAGGCTGGAGCGAGCTACTCGCAGCGCGGGAACCAGCACACAAGACCTGATCACACTGACATCAACTATCAACAAAGGGCTGGCAGTTTCTGGTGCCACTACCGAAGAAGCCAGTTCGACGATGACGCAGCTGTCTCAGGCGCTGGCATCCGGCGTTCTGCGCGGTGAAGAATTCAACTCTATCTCTGAAAACGGTAGCCGCCTTGCTGTTGCTCTCGCTGATTCGCTTGGCGTGACGATCGGGCAGCTTCGCGCAATGGCAGCCGAAGGTAAGCTGACCACGGAAGTTGTGGTAAACGGACTTCTGAAGCAAAGCAATGCCATTGCAAAAGAATTTGCCAATACAGCTATGACAATGGGTCAGGCGATCACGATTGCCACCAACAACATCACGAAGTTTGTTGGTGAAAGCTCCAGCGTCAGCACCTCAATTAAGGTGTTTAATGATGGCGTTATTGGCCTGAGCCAGAACCTTGAGGTTGTGGCCAATGTCATAGGTGCTGCAGCTGTTATTTTTGGAGGAAGATTTGCGGGCGCCTTAGCCTTGGCAACCAAATCACGCATAGACGATGCACTGGCAGCACGGGCCCAAACTGCGGCCATTGCTGAATCCGCTGCAGCTACAGCTAATTCGGCTCGAGTAACTACGCTGAAAGCCGGTCTCGATAAGGAGCAGGCGCTTTCAAATCTGGCATTGGCTCAGACTGAGTACAATGTCGCCAAGGGAACCGCAGCAGAGACCTTTGCACTGGAAAACCTGATTGCTGTTAAGTCCGTGGCAATTCAGCGCTCCGCCGCGTTTTCAGAAGCTCAACTTGTTGAAGCAGCAGCAACGCGCACGGCTACAGCCGCCGCCGCGGCAGCAACAACTACTGTTGGCAGCCTTGCACGTGGCGCACTGGCGCTGATAGGTGGCCCCGCAGGCGTTGCAGTCATTGCTGCTGCCGGAATTTTCTACTTCTACCAGAAGATGCAGCAAGCCCGGCAGGAAAGCATTTCCTTTGCAGACAAGTTAGATGATGTCATCGCAAAGATGAAGAACATGAGCCAGGTTCAGCTTGCCGCTGAAATTGACAATGCCAGTCGTTCAATTAAGGCCCAGGCCGATGCACTAAAGGATAATCAGGCGACTATTGAGGCCAATGAGCTACAGCAGGATCGACTGCGGCGCACATTGAGCTACCTCAGTGAAGGCAGCCTGCTTTACAAGGCTACTCTTTCGGAATTGGCAGATGCTCAGAGCGAGCATACCCAGTTGCTAGCAGAGAACGAACGTGCTCAGAACAAACTAAGCCAGACAGTGAGCAAAACCGGGATTCTGCGCGCTCAGATGAACGGAACATTTGAGCAAGGAATTGATTTGCTTAAGCGTGATGGTCACGAGGCGGGTGTAGCTGCATCCCTCATGAGCCAACTAGGAAACGCGATTGATTTTGCTGGCCGAGCGAAAGATAAATTTAACTCATCAAGCCTTCAGGTGCAGCGACCTGCCAAAGTTCAGGACTATCTGGACAAGCTTCTCGACCAGGTTGAAGTTGAGGGTGAGATTGACGAAAGGAAGCGTGCTCAGCTCAAAGTTGAGAAAGAAATAAGGGCTCTTGGTGGTGATGATGCCGCGGTTAATCTGGCTCGTCAGCGTGCAGCAGCGGAGTATGACGCTCAAAAGGCACAACAAGCCCTCAAGAAAGAGGCCAGCGCAGCAGCCAGCGAGCAGAAGAAAGCAGCTAACCAGGCCGAGAGCATTGCTCAAAAGCTGGAAAGGCTAAAGCAGCAATCCGAGATGGTTGCGGATTCCACCAGAGAAATGAGCAGGGAACAGGCAATCCTTACCGCCCAGCAATCATTGGGTAAAGGAGCTACTAGCGCTCAGATAGCGCAGGCTGGAGAATACGCGGCGAAACGATGGGATACTGCTAACGCTATCAAAGCTCAGGCAGCTGCTGAAAAACTTCTTCCCGAGGCAAAAGAGAATGCCAGCTACAAACAGGATGTTCAGGATCTAGATACTGCACTGGCGGCAAAAAAAATCAGCAA